ACACAAAGTCCTGGGTATAAAAGCAACGCTTGTAGCTATTCGAAAAATCTTGTGGAACTACGCCGTAACTTTTACATCTACAATGTCACTTCTTCTGTTTGACGATTCTTACTACCAATTGCTAGTTCAGGTGAACAAACACTATGGGTCCTACCAAAAGCTCTTCACTCTTGAATGCACCAAGGAGGACCATTACATAGCAGTGTCAGACTCATCGTGGCTTTTAACTTTCTATAAGGGAGAGATGAGCCAGTCGATGAAGAGCTACTGTGCTTATGTTGGGGCTCACTGCTTGGGTATTCTAGCTCAAACTCCTAATGTTCTGGATGAAGCAAAAGTGAAATGCTGGCTCTGTGACAAAGAAGCTGAGCAGACAACTCAACATCTGAAAATCATAAAACTGACAAATCTTATCAATGGGTTTGAGCTGGCCACTGAATCATATCAGGTGTGTATGAAGAATCATAGCTCTGAAGACCCTTCTAAGTATATCAATGAGATATGCTTTCCAAAACACCTGAAAGGATACATGAAAGAACGCCAGAAGATGGAGCATAAATTCATAATCATCACCAATGGATTTGCAACCAATCATAATCTTAAGCCCATAGCTCTATGTTATGAAATTCAGCCTGGCTGTGATGATTATGTAGTAGTAGGAGACTACAAATGCCCGTTTGCAACAATGTGAAGATACCGAATAATTGGACAATCACCAGGATCTACGATCCTTTTACTGAGAAATGGACTAGACTGTGCTTAATTGAAAGGGTGCTACGCACCTCATCCGGATTTTGAGCTTAGCTCATTTTAGTTTTTTTGTTATTCTTTTGTCTTGTCGGAATTGCTTGATGTCCTAATTGATCCTGATCGCCTGTGTTAAGTCCAGCATTTGGTTATCCTTCAATTATATCATAGTAAGTTCTTTTTAGAGTCTTTAAGAAGAGTCCTATAGGCAGGATTGACACCACAATAGTTAGCTTCGGATTCTCTCTAATCATTTCCATGACAAATGAACTCCAATTCTGCCCTGTCTCTCTCATGCCGTCAAAGCTAGTCAGATCAACCTGAGGAGAGACGACAATTATATCTATGGGAGACACATCATATTTGCACGAAATGCTATCCCCAGAATACAAGAACCTACAATTGATAGAATCTCCAGTGCCATCCACCTTATATGAAGTGGTATAGCATTCTGCTTGATCATCTTTATTAAATGTCAGAGAGCAGCTTGCAATATCTTTACATACCAATAAATCACTCAGGACTATTTTTGTAGGAGTCTTCACCTTGATTATGGTTTTTTTCAATTTTCTCTCAACTCCTTTGATACCACATTTAGTGTTGTTCATCGAGATCCTACTCGTCAAAATACTAGAGATTTTGATGCTAGATGTTATAGTGAGAGTCACTGGGTAAACATCCATACTATCTAGAGAAATACCATTCTCTGATAGAACAATGACTTTGTGTGGCTCAGTAAGAGTATCAGTCAATTTTGTTATACCATCATTTTCTGCGTAACTTATTGTTTTCTCATCTTCTACAGCTTCAACTTTAGTTTGACAATTGTTTGTCAACTTCTCTGCATCTGCCATGGTGGGACATTGAATGCTACCCATCAGTTCACTATCAAATGATCCCAAATCATTACTCTTCCTTTCATAAGCCTTGTTACCACATTCAACATATTCCCTTGGTAATTTTTGAGTGTTGTAACTTAAAACTCCCAGACTCAGAATATCCGCATCATGTGAAGAACCATAACCAGAAAATTCATGCACAACTCTACCATTCTTACTAAGATAGCCATTTATTTCGAACTGCACATCATTACACTTCTTTACTGCACAAGCTAAATGACTAGTGGGAGTGTATTGAATTCTCTTCCAATTGTAGTGGTAAAAAGGACAGTATGAGAAGATATGGAAATCAGGAACACAATAGTCATAGTGCAAAGAAGAGCTCTTTTCCCATATGCTTGTTGACTTATCTTTGGTGCACCTGATGTCTTCTTTACATTTCCAGTCACTCAGCTCTATAGTCCTCTTGTAGCTATTAGTATAATACAGTGGCCTAGACAAGCACTTCACTGAAATCTTAGTGAGTCTCAGTTTATATATGTCAGATAGCTGATTTAAACAGAAGTCCTGAGGAGTATTGTATAATGTCAACAATATTTTGGAACTGAAATCACAGTCTTTTCCGTTGCAAACCTCTATATTGGATAAGCTTGATAAGAGATCATTGCATAAACCATTGGCAGTGGAAAACAGCAGACTAAGACCCAAGAAGATGTAAGGAATATATATCAACCCACTAGGAGTTATTCTGGCCTTCTTGTAGATAACTTCATCAACATTGCTATTTGGTGCATGCGATGATTCTGATAACAGTATTCCTTCATCAGTTTCTTCCACTATTCTCATCTCAGCCATGTTGATCTCCATCATACTCAGTTTTGGTTTTCTGTGACAAACACCAGCTATGGCCAGCATGATAGTTTTGAGCAGCCAGAATACTGGCTTTAAGCATATGATTATATTTATAATAACCACACCAAACATGCAAACTATTATGATCAATGTTAGTGTCAAGAGATATCCATAATACCTATAGGAGTCAGAACATTCATAATTCTTTGCCTTAGTTAAGAAGTCCATCCTATCATATGCTATGCAGACACTACTCACTGTGCATGTAACATTCTTGCAAAAGTTGTTTTGGCAGACTTTTATGATAGTGTCATAAACAGGAAGCTTGGTGTTGGCACAATTAGGAATATGGAACTCAGTTTCTCCAACTGTTATATCACACTCAGACGATGCAGCCATTAGTTTCCCATCCTCACAGACGACAGGATGGTCTAGACTTGTTGCATCATTGTTGAGTCTCTTCTTTGTACTATTCTCCTTGCAGTATTTTATGTCTTCAACATATACAAATCCTTTAAACTCATTTGTCTCAGAGTATGGATAAGAGACTAGCAAACCATTCTCCTTATTGATTGGCAAGACCTTAGATTGGTGAGCTGATTGTGTGAACCCAACTAGAGTTGTTTTAGAAACAATCTCATCATCACAATCTATGTAACGTATGCCACCAAATTCAGAGAAGATCTCATGAACTGGAATCCTATTGTCATATTTTCCAGCGAAGCAAGTCTCGTGCAAGTTTATAGGTCCATGGTTGTAACATATGGATCCATTTTCAATGTAGTAACCATTCAAGAGTTTAGACTGGGTGCATGGTTTGTTGAGATAAACGCAGGAGAGCTGCAAGTGTGCTTTCCCAAGATCATCATCTTTTCCAATCATCCAGTCATCTCGTGTAATAGCTCTACACTGACAATATCGGATGATAAAGAAAACAAGCATCAGCAGATTCAATAAGTACATCTCGAAGAAAGTTTTTTTAATACGAATTCTATTAAAATTATCTTTTCAATGATACCCAGACTTTGTGT